TTATATTTGTATTTGTAATTTAGTGAGATTTATTACAACCGAAAATATTATAAGAATCCGATACGGAAAGCGAAATCTCACATCACGCTGACTGTATCGGATTTTACTTTTTAAACTAAATAGTTTATCCGTGTCTTAAAACGGTTATTATTATGGCAAAATTTGAATTAAAGTTTTTAGATTGTAAAGTTCAAAAAGACTATATACGAGTAGATGTTTGTGATGGTATAATTGGAATTTATGGAAAGCATGGGGATAGATATTTTGAAATTGATTTAGATAAATCAACCGCAATAAAATTTGCTAAAACACTTCGTACTGAGATTAATAAAATAACAGAAAGTGAGGTTAATAATGATTAAACTAACTAAAAGAAAAGGATTTAATTTTTTTCGTTCATACTACGATGTCTATAATGAATTAGAAAATAATGAAGATAAGGTAGCTTTTATTGAGGCTTTATTAGATAGGCAATTTTTAGGAGTTAAACCTTTAGAACTCAAAGGAATGGCTAAGTTTGCATACATAAGTCAAACTAATTCTATTGACTCACAAGTCAAAGGTTATGAAGATAAAACAGGTTTAATTTTAACCCCTGCCGTAGGGGGTACAATAGGGGGTAGAACTACCCCTACCGAACAAGTACAAGTAGAAGTAGAAGTAGAAGAAAAAGATAAAGTAAAAGAAATAATAGATATAGATACTCGCAAATTAAAATTTGCTCACTCACTCAAACCGTTTTTAGAAACATATTCAAAAGAAACAATTAGAGAATTTTATGAATACTGGGTAGAGCCTAATAAATCAAATTCAAAGTTTAGGCAGGAACTACAAAAAACCTGGGATACAAAAAGAAGATTAGAAACTTGGAGTAAAAATAATTTTAACAACAAATTAAATGGAAAATCAAAAATTACAGACAACGAACAATTCAAACAAATTACCGATGCAATCAAATCAGATGGAATCCGTAGATGAGATAAAAAAATCTTTAATCATGGCAATTGAAAGGACTGATTTAAATTTAACATCGATTGAAAATACAGCGATTGATATATTTGCAGAATTTAAACATATTAGCTTATTTAAAATTAGAGAAGCGATAAGAAAAGGCTCTTTAGGTGAATACGGAACATCATATAGACTAAACACACAGGAGATTTGCATTTGGATTAGGAAACATTTAGAGATAAAAAAAACAAAGTTAAATTTTTGATTATGAGTTGGAAAACAGAAAATGCACTAAAAAGAGTTTTTAACGTCTTTAAACGCTCAAAAGATAAAATCTATAAAGAAGATATAGAAGCACTAAAACAATTGAATGACGAGCTTAAAAATAGCGAAATAAAGTATGTTAATGATAATTTACTATTTGCAAAACTATTATGTTATACTTTTAATCAAAATTTACACTATCACGGAAATATTAAAACAGCTATTAAAAGTACTTCTGATATTTTAAAAGAACCTTTAGGGTTTCATTTGCAAAATTTACATAAAAATATTAATAGCAAAAAAATAGAAGAATTTTTATTATCGAAAGGTTTTGAATTAGACCATTTTAATCACAAAGAAAATGGTAATATTAATTTATTACAAGAAAACGAAAAAGAAATAATAGATTTGATAAAAAAAGATTTTTCATTTGAAAGTGTAAGTAATTCTTTTTTTAATAGCGCAAATGAATTTTTAAAAGAAATAGATAATTATAAATAAATAAATTATGAAAGCAAACGAATTAAGAATAGGGAATTATGTAAATGCAGATGGTAATTATAAAAAAGTTTACAATTTATATTCTAACGGATGGGATTTTTTACATGATGATATTGATTGTCGTTTTGTAGAATATCAAAATACTAAACCAATTCCACTAACCGAAGAATGGTTGTTGAAGTTTGGATTTGAGAAAACAAACGAAAGCAAAGAGGTTGAATGGTATGTATTTAACGGTTTTGAAGTTTCAACATATAACGAAGGTGAAACTGTTTATTTTGTTTATCAGCATTTAGTGTTGAGGCACATTGTAAGCGTTCACCAACTACAAAACTTATTTTTTGCATTAACTAATAAAGAACTAACTTTAAAATTATGAGTTTAAATTTTGACGACTTAGAAAATAAAACAGATAGCGAAGTAGTTTTAGACTTTTTAACTATACAAAATGAATGCTTTGTAGATTTATCGGAAGAAATGATTGCGCCTGAGATACTTTTATCAATTGGTACGCATGAATATAAGAATAAAACATACCCTACTGCAGTTATGACTGCTGGAGAATTTAGTGCAATTATTGCAGTTTCAAAAGCTAAGAAATCTTTCTTAAAAAGTGCTTTCTTAGCTTGTTATATTGGTGGTAATTCTAATGTATTATTCGGTAATATTAAAGGGCATAGGGATAATGATTATACCATTTTAGACTTTGATACGGAACAGGGTAAATATTACGCTCAAAGGACTTTTAGACGTGTGCAGGATATAACAACTGTACAATATGAAAATTATAAATGTTATACAACACGACAATTATCTTCTACACAAAGATTATTATTGATTGATTATTGCCTTAAAAATCAAAAGGAATTATATAAAAGTCCTGTTAAATTAGTTTCAATTGATGGTATAGCTGACTTAGTTGAAAATACTAACGATATTGTTATGAGTAAAGAAGCCAGCGATTATCTATTGAAGTGGACTTATGATTATAATATACACGTTACCACTGTTATACATAAATCAGGAACCACAGGAAAGCCTCTTGGACATTTAGGAACGTATGTTTTGAAAAAAGCTGAAAGTGTTATAGAATTAGAGGTAAACGACGATAAAACTATAAACGTATCTAACCCATATGCAAGGGGTGTTTCTTTTGATTCATTCGATTTTGATGTTAACAAAGATAGTTTACCTTATTTAATTGAAACAATTTATTAAAATGAATTATCTTTTACAAATAAAGCCTCTATCAATAAATGAGGCTTTTAAAGGACGAAAATACAGGACTGATAAGTACGACTATTTTATTAAAAATTGTTTGTTACAATTGCCAAAAACGCTATCTATTCCAGACGAAACAAATATAAAGATAGCTATAGAATTTGGTTTTAGCAGTAAAGCAAGCGACATAGACAATTGTATTAAAACGTTTATAGATTGTTTAGTTAAGAAGTACGGAGTTGATGACAGGTTTATATATGAAATGCATGTATTCAAGAAAATAGTTAAAAAAGGTAGCGAGTATATTAAGTTTAAAATATATTAACTATTTAGAATAATTATAAATAACATTTATTTTATATCATTTTGTTGTATATGTGAAATTAAGTCTTATATTTGTACTCAGATAACAACAACAAAGTTATTATCTTAATTTTTTTTATTATGGTTTTACAATATGTTATTTTCGATGGTTCTTCTGCTTACGTTGTTGATGAGCAAGATATGTTAAATATCACTTCTAAAGACAGAGATGTTGAAGTAGTTTTTAAGTCTATGAATTTAGACAAAGCATCTGATTTTGCAGATGATTATAATGACAGTCTTTAATTAGACCGTTCATTGACAATTAACAAATAAAAATAATTAACAATGGAAGATTATAATTACTATAAAGAATGGCACAGAAGATATGTTTTGAAATGGAGAAAATTAATTAACTTACTAAATCAAACTCACAAAGTAAAATACTTAATTCAAGAAATGAGATATTTTATTTGGATGTTAGAATGGAGAAAAGAATATTTTAAACATTATGATATAAATGCAAAAGCACATCCAAGTTATCCAGTTTGTTTAGATTGGAAAAATTATCAAACAAAAGCAAAATTAATTTTAAAACAATAAACACCATGAAAAAATTAGAGAAACTTTGGGATTATATATCCGTATTATTATGTGGGAATAAAAAAAACTTATTTAAATATTAAAGTTATGAGCGAATTTAAAGGAACAAAAGGAAAGTGGTTTAATAACGATTTAGTTATTATATCAGAAAAAAAATAAAAAAGTAATAGGAGGTTGTAACTTAATGTCATTTGAATACGATGTTAGAGGGCGATTATTACCAGAAACAATAGGAATTGCTAACGCGAAACTAATAGCTTGTGCGCCTGAAATGTTGGATATGTTAGAAAGAGTTCTTACGGCTAAATTTTCATGTGATGAAATAAAACAACTAATCAAAAAAGCAACATCATGAATAACGAATTTTTATTAATCGGAGTATTAATATTATCACTTATTGTTTTTGTGCTTTGTATAGCTTTATATATAGCAATTTCGGTAGGTATGGAATTGAGTGATGAACTTGAAAATATAAAACATTCAGATTAAAAACTGTATCACTTATACAAAACTAAACTATAAATTCAAGACCGAAACCGTAATTAGTGTTATGCATTGTTAGCGGTTCGGTACTTAAAATCCAATTATTATGACAGATATTCAATTTCACGAAAAAACAAAAGAAGTTATTTCAAGATTTAAAAACGGAGAAAGACTTTACTACGAATCAGCAGTTTTTAACAAAGTGGTGCAATGCTTAGTTAGGGATATGGATATTTATGATTTGTTTGAGCAAGTTATACAAAATTCTGAAGATGTTACAAACGCATTTAAACATCATTTAATTACTGGAAATATTCGTCCTCAATTCCCAGCTGACCGCTAACTTGAAAATATAAAACATGACAAAACTTTATAATATTAAAGAAATATCTTTAGAATTAAATCTTACTAAAAAACAGGTTTACCAAAGATTTTATACAATGAAAGAAATTCCAATAAAAATAGGAAAATTGGCTTTTTACAATGATTTCCAAGTGGATAAGATTAGAATAAAAAATAATGAAATAACATACTATATTTACGAATCTAAAATGAATAAATTATGAAATTAGAATTAAAACATTTAGCGAGTTATTTACCTTATGCTTTAGAGTGTAGAGATTTAGCTGACGAAACCGATTTTCAATTAGACGTTTTAAATATAGATGGTGTTTTAAGTGACGCAATATATTTGAATACGATAAAACTATATCTTCGCCCACTTTCAGACCTTACAAAAGAGATTGAAGTAAATGGAGAAAAGTTTGTGCCTAAGGATATTATAGAGGAATTACATTCAAGCGAATGTATAAGATGGATTTTATGCAATGATATTTATGAATGCAAATATCATGTAATTGAAAAACTTTTTGAATGGCACTTCGACATTTATGGATTAATTGAAAATAATCTTGCAATCAATAAAAATACAATATCATGAGAAAAATAGCAATGAGATGCACGCAGGAACAGTTTGATGGTATTAAGGATAGGATAAAATGTAGAGATATAGCAAGTTTTAGCGAGTATCCCTATTTAGCTAATAATAATACTATTTATAAAGATGATATAGTAACAAATACTAAGTATCCAGTTAAATGTGAAATTTACGAAACATTCGACGCTGAAATATTTTTAAAGGCATGCGATAGTTGGGGGGAGGAGAAGATTTGGAAAGGCGAAGAACTTGAAGTAAGAAGAGTGGGTGAGGGCTATTGGAAAGACGCTAATAAGGACTGGGAAGTTCGCCTCAAACCACAACCAGACTATACAAAAGAAATAGAAGCATTGCAATTGAAAGCAAAAGAGAACGGTATGAAATGTATAATTAATTTTGAGAAGATATGAGACTTATATCAATGACAGATTTTGTTTTAAAGCAAAATAAAATTTTAAATAAATATATAAACTATGATAAAGGGTTTTTATTTGAAATAATTATACATTACGCTAACTTCCTAAAACAACCATTAGAACTATGGATGTTTGTGCCTTGTGATGAGGAGGGGAATATTTTGGAAGAGCCTAAAATTGAAAACTATTTAAAATCTTGTCAAGGTACTTTTTTTGAGGATTTAAAAAAATACCAACAAGCAAAAGAAAGGTGTTTGTTTAAAAATGAATTTAATGATTTACACAATATTTTTTTATTAAATGATATATGTAATATAGAATCTTTGATAAAATACAATTTAGAACTAACAAAAACAGCAGAAAAACTAATTGGATTGTAATTTTTTGTATATTTGTAATTATAAATCAATAACTTATGTTAGAAGAACTTGCAAAAAAAGATAGTTACTGGAGAAAAATAGCTTTGAATATATCTAAAGATAGGATGATTGCTGATGACTTAGTAAATGATATGTATTTAAAATTGCATGATTCAACGAAACAAATAAACGATTTTTACGTTATTATAGTAATTAGAAATCTTTTTTTAGACTATGTGAAAGCTAAGAAACAAAAAGTATCTTTAGACTTATTTTTTAATTTAGCACATAATAACGAGGTTTTAGAGTTAAACGATTATGAAGTAGGGTTGTTAGAAGATTGTAGTAAATTGAGTTATTTACAACTCGGATTGCTTAGTGAATCGTACGATTTGAGTATTAGAGAAATTGCAGAGAAATATAAGTTTATCGATTACGGTTTGATTTATCGTGAATTAGATAAAGCACGTAAGAAAATTTTAGGTAATGATATCGATTTATATAAAAATAAAAGATTGAAATGGCAAAAGTAAAAAGAAGTAGAGGTTTAGGAGATACAGTTGAAAAGATTATTCATGCAACAGGATTGCAGATATTTGTAGAGGGTAAAGATTGCGGATGTGATAAAAGAAAAGAAAAGCTAAACGAGCTATTTCCTTATCGATTTAAGGCGAGATGTCTAACCGAGCAGGAATATAATAGCTGGAAAGATTTTAAAGCAGTACGAACGCTTACAACAAGTAAAGAACAAGTAGACTATGTTTGTGAGTTATACGCAAGTGTATTCGATAGACAGTTATGGTTTCCGTGTGCAAGTTGTAGTCCTAAACCATTGATAAGTATGATTGATAAATTAGACAAAGTGTTTGACAGTTATGAGTAAAGATATATTAGTTATTAGACCAGCAGTAACGTATGATTGTTTAACTCCTGAAGAAACAGACAAAATAGTTTATGCGTTTAAGAATATATTTAAAAAACAGTACATAACTGTTATTTTATTTAAAGAAAATCAAACTGATAAAACAAGTTTTGAAATAATTAAAAATGAATAATCAATTTTTTTCAAATGGAAGATAAAAGAGGTGGAGCCAGAGATGGCGCAGGACGTAAAAGCAAGGCAGAGGAGCAAAGTTTAATAGAAAAACTTACTCCATTAGAACCATTAGCTTTTAAGGCGCTTACAGAGGCTTTAAATGAAAAGAAAGATTGGGCGGTTAAATTATTTTTTCAGTATAATTTCGGAATGCCTAAGCAGACTATTAACCAAAAAAATACTCATGAAATATCTGATAGTTTTCCAGTATCAATAGTATTTACTAAACCAAATGAGTAGTGATAAAATAAAATTAAGTGAAAAATTCCAACCCCTTTTTGATATTCCTAAAGGGGTTGATGTTTTTATATTAACAGGTGGACGATATTCTCAAAAATCATTTGCCGTTTCAACAAGTTCCGTAACTAATTGTAAAAATTACGGTCATAGAATTTTATATTCAAGGTTTACTAATGCGTCATTAAAAGACAGTATTTATGCGGAAGTTGAAGAAAAAATAAATATGTTAAAAGTTAATAGTTATTTTAACTTAACTGTTAATAGAATTGACGCTTTGTTTAATAATGCTAAGATAGTTTTTAAGGGATTGAAAGCTGGTAGTAATCAACAAACTGCAAATTTAAAAGGACTTAAAGATTTTAGTTGCTGGATATTAGATGAGGCTGAAGAACTCACAGACGAAAGTATTTATGATAAAATATTTTTATCGATTAGAGGTAACGATAAAAACAACCCAAACGCAAATATTAAAATATTAATTTTAAATCCAGCTACCAAAGAACATTTTATTTATAAAAAGTATTTTGAAAGTAAAGGAGTAAAGGAGGGGTTTAACGGAATAAAAGACAATGTTTGTTATATTCATACTACTTATTTAGACTGTTTAGAATTTGTTCCTAAAGAAATACAAGATTATTTTGAGGATATGAAAGTTAAAAATCCATCAAAGTATAATCACGTAGTACTTGGTGGCTGGTTGGATAAAGCGGAGGGTGTTGTTTTTACGAATTGGGAGTTCGGTACATTCAATCCTAATAATTTACAAACTTCATTTGGTCAGGATTATGGATTTAGTATTGACCCGACAACCCTTATTGAAGTGGCAATAGATAAAAGCAAAAAGATAATTTATTTAAAGGAGCATCTGTATAAACCAAAGTTAACCACGACCGAAATAGCGCATATAAATAAGTCTATTTGTGGGAATAAATTAATTATAGCTGATAGTGCTGAACCTCGATTAATTGACGAGTTAGTTAGTCAAGGGTGTAGAGTAGTTCCGACAACCAAAGGCGCTGGAAGTATTAGCGCTGGTATTGCTTTGATGCAGGATTATAAATTAGTTGTAGAGGGTGAAAACATAGGTAAGGAATTAAACAATTATGTTTATACGGATAAAGGTAGTAAACTATTCTGTGATAATTGGAATCACGCAATTGACGCGATTAGATACAATGTATCTTATAATTTAACAGGGGGTTATAAAATAGAAATAAGATAACAAAAAAGCAAATAAATAGTTTATAAGATATGAAAGTAACGCTTCCAGAATCAATTCACGATATAACCTTATTGCAATATCAGCAATACGATGATTTATTGCAACGTGAAGATTTAGACGAATATAATTTTAATAAAAGAAAGATTCAACTCTTTACAGGAATAGAGCGTAATAGAATTGATTTAATAGGCTCAGTTGATTACAAGATGATGTTGACTCAAATAGATTCAGCATTAAATCAAACAGTTGAGTTTAAGCCTACTTTTTTTATTAAAGATGTTGAATTTGGATTTATAACGGACTTTGATAAGATTACACAAGGGGAGTTTGTGGATATATCTACACATGGGTCAAGCGTTGAAAATTTACATAAATTAATGGCTGTTTTATTTAGACCTATTAAAAAGAAAGACATTTTAGGTAATTATGAAATCACAAATTATACAGGAACTAAACAGTATTCTGACATAATGAAACATATGCCTTTATCTATTGTTAACGGTTCATTGGTTTTTTTTTCGAGTTTAGCGAACGAATTAATCAATTATACCCAGAAATATATGAGGGTGGGACAAGCGAGGGAAGAAACGCAGGAAACTATTTCGAAAAGTGGGGATGGTATGCTACAATAGAAGAACTGGCAAAGGGTAAGATTTGGAAAATAGATACTATATTGAAAATGAATGTTCACGAGGTGCATATTTTCTTAGCTCACAAAATTGATAAGCAGAAATTAAAACATAAGATTATGAATAATAATACTAATACAATAGAGTTATAATGAATCAGTTAACACAATTATATTTATATCTTAAGCAATTAGCAGAATCGGATAGTTCGGTAAATTCTGTTATGAAGGCTCAGGATATTGATTTAAAAAAAGAAATCATGTACCCATTAGTTAATATTAACATTGTTTCGGGGGGATTTACAAACGGTCAAACGGTTAATTTTAATATAGAATTATCATGCTTTAATCAGAGAGATATTAATAAGGAAATTAATGAAGATAATTTTTTTGGAAACGATAATGAAGTAGATAATCACAATTTATGTATTGCAATTTTAAACAGAATGTGGTTAAAGATGTATGCTGATTTTGAAGATAATAATATCACATCGAGCGAAAATCCATCGTTTGAATTAGGTTCATTCGAGGGTGCTAAATTATTGGACGGAGTTCGTTTATCTTTTGAAGTTGAAGTTCCAAACACGGAGTTATCATTATGTCAAGTGGTATAGCTAATGAGTTAGACAAGTTCGGCAAGTATGTTAAACAACAAGCTAAATCAAACTTATCTAAAAGAAAAAAGAAAGATACAAGTGCGTTATATGATGGGGTAAATTATAAAGTTGAAAGCAACGACAACATAACCACTTTATCTTTTACGTTCGGGAACGCTGAGAACTACTGGGAGTTTGTAGATAAAGGGGTAAAAGGAGTAAGTAGCTCAGCGAAAGCTCCTTTAAGTCCGTTTAAGTTTGGAATCGGCACGGGAAAAAAAGGAGGTTTAACGAATGGCATTAACGGTTGGGTATCAAGAAAACGCATTCAATTTAAAGATAAAAAAACAGGAAAGTTTCTAAGTTATAAATCAACTGCCTTTTTGATAATGCGTTCGATTTGGAATAAAGGAATTGCAACAACAAATTTTTTTACTAAGCCATACGAACAAGCCTTTCAAAGATTGCCTAATGATATATACATGGCTTACTCTTTAGAAGTTGATGAGAAATTAAAAATAGCATTAAAATTATGATAAAAAGTTTATCACCTTATTATTTAGAAATACCGTTTACAAGTCCGTTAACCGATGCTATTTGTACTTCTTACACGTTGCAAGTATTCGTTTGGGATGGATTGAAAGCGTCTGTTCCTGCAGAATCAGTTTATCAGGTTACAAAGAAAAACCCTACTGGTTCAGGCGGTAATGATAAAGTAAATATAGCACGATTAGTAAATGATTATATTGATTTCATGCCTAATGAAATGACTGTAACAGGAGTCTATAATGGGAATAATCAGGCATGGGTTAAAACACAAGTGATTTATACGACCGCTGACGAATTAGATTTAGATGTGGTTCAATTAGAAAGTGTGCAACTATTAACACGTGGTTACGGTTATGGATTAGATGGAGAGAATGCTCAATCGAGTGGTGTACTTTTGTCAGGTGATGAGTTTAAAGTAAATCGAAATGGTTTCTTTTGTTTGCCTTTAATGATTAGCGAAAGTTTATCTTATTCGTTAAGTGTAAAATCTTATCCAATAAATACTTTAGATTATAATACAACTATATCATCAACTACTAACAGTTCGCAATTAATAAAAAACATATGGGTTAATGTTATAGATACTTTAGATGACAATGTTATTGAAATAACTATATCAGAGTTAGACTATACGTGTACATTATTGGTTCAGGACGAATGTAGATACACACCTATTGACATAGCCTTTCAAAATAAAGAAGGTGCTTTGCAATTGCTTACATTTTTCAAGGCAAAAACAGACTCTACAAATGCAACAAGTGAGGAATTTGAAAATGACAAAGGACAGCCAAGTTTAGGTTATCACCAATATGTAACGTATAACGTTCAGGGTAAATCTAAGTTTAAAATTAACAGTGGCTTTGTGAATGAATCGGTAAATGATTCTTATAAACAATTGCTTTTATCCGAGAGAGTTTGGCAAGTTACCGATGGAACTGCTTACATCCCTTTGAAATTAGGAACTAAATCTTTGGAATATAAAACACGACAAAAAGACCGTTTAATAAATTATGAAATGGAGTTTGAATATGCTTTTAACGATGTTAACAATATATAAATGGTTGTAAAATTATACATAGGTAACGAGGACTTAGACAGGTTCAAAGATGAAAGCATAGAGATTAATAGTTCTATTGCTAATATTAACGATATCACTAAAAATACAACCGACTATTCTCGTTCGTTTACCGTTCCTGCTACTAATAAAAACAATCGTATTTTTAAACATTATTACGATGCCAATATAGATAATTCGTTTGACGCAAGGGTTAAACAAGATGGGCGCATAGAATTAGATGGCATACCTTTTAAGTACGGTAAATTTAGGTTAGACAAAGTTAGTGTTAAGCAAGGGAGACCATATGCCTATACGCTTACTTTTTGGGGTAACTTAGTTTCATTAAAAGACACATTAAAAAATGATGAGTTAAGTTCTTTGGATTTTTCAGAATTCCAACACACTTTCAATCCTGCAAATGTAAAGACAGGTTTGACTTCAAGTTTGTTTTCAGGTAATTTAATTTATCCGTTATTTGTTAAAAAACAATTGTATTACGACTCATCGCAAGAGGGAACGAATACAGATAAGTTAGCTAATATATCATACTTACCTTTAAGCGCAAACACAGGTTTAAATTGGAATGAGTTAAGACCAGCGTTAAGAGTCTTAAATATTATTGAAGCTATCGAAACGAAATACGGGATAACTTTTTCACGTGACTTTTTTGGACGTACTGATTTTACAGAGTTGTTTATTTGGTTAAATAACGATTCTAACTTGGTTAATACGCAAAATAATAAAGTTAGAATGGACTTCACTAATACTGGCGATATTGATGGCAGAGGCGGTGTCGTTGATATTGTAGAAGATACTTTTGTAGCAGGTGGAAAAAGGATTTATTCTCTTATCGACATAGTACCAGCTTCAGGATATGAAAGTGTAAAGTATAATATTGAGCATACAATCGATGGTAATTTAGCAGGTGGTTTTAGCCAAAGTACTGGGACTGATGTATTTTATTTTGACATCGAAAGAAATACAGGACAAAAACATTCGTGGTATATTTCAGCTAACCAAGAGTTTAAATTCACAAGCAAGTTAACGATTGAGTTTAGATATGAAAGTTATCGTATGTCAGCTACATTCCCACAGCAAACAATTACAGGACAGTTGCAAGTAATTAATAATTTACCTAAGATAAAAATAATTGACTTCTTAAATGGATTATTTAAGATGTTTAAATTAGTTGTTATTGCTGATGAGTACGATAATATCTACGTTGATACTTTAAAAAGTTTTTATTCTAAAGGTTCAATTTGGAATGTTTCTAAATACATAAACGATAATTCAATAGATATTGAAAGGGGTTCATTATTGAATGAAATTAAATTTAAGTTTCAAGAGCCTATCACTATATTAAACAAACAATTTAAAGTAAATACTGGTTTATCTTATGGAGATGAAGAAACAATATTAACTGATGACGGTACAGCAACAGGTAAACCTTTAGATGGAGAAAGTTTATCGTATGAATTACCCTTTGAACAAATTGTTTATGAACGTTTAATTGACTTAAAAGATAATATCAATACCAATATAATGTACGGAGGGATATTTGACGAAACAATTACGCCTGTAAATCCTAAAGTACACTTATTTTATAATGTTTCAACAGCAGTAGGGACAAAAACTTTAGGCTTTATTAACGATATAGGAGGTAAAGAGTTGATTAATGGAAGTGTAAACATAGCAAGTCACTCAATTGACTTCATTAATCCACAATACAACTTAGTTTTTGGTATAGAAAATAACGAATGGAACGGAGTAGCGTCCGAAAATACCTTATATAAAAACTATCATAAAGACTATGTAGATTCTGTATTTAATATTAAGCGTAGAAACTTTAAATATAAAGCGATTTTACCGTTACGAATATTAACGCAATTAAAATTGAATGATGTTTTACAAATTAAACACGATTATTATAGAATTGATAACTATAATATTAATCTTTTAAGCGGTGAAGTATCACTTAATTTAATTAACTCTTTTGATAATACTATCAATGGATTTAACGCTGATGTCAATGTTCTATATGCGGATTACAGAGCGCAAACACAAACGGTAACAATAACAAATCTTGCAGGATATAGTTATATAATAGAGTCAGGAACATGGCTATCAATTACAAGTTCAGGCGACAATGTTTACTTTGCATTTGAGGAAAATAACACGGGTGCAACACGTTCGACAAATGTTTCAATTACTAATACAACAACTTTGCAAGTAATAGACATATTTTGCCAGCAAGCGCCACGAATAGTAACAGCAGACAATAATATAATAACAGCGGATAACAATATAACAACAGCAGACAATGGCTAAACAAACAATAGGAATAGGAACAACAGCAGGCGATGGAACTGGTGACGTTTTAAGAGTTGCATTCGATAAAACAAATGACAATTTCGACGAGGTTTATAGTTTTACAGGATGGGAACAAATAACCGATACAACATATACAAGTGGTTCGCCATTAGTTATTTTGTCAGGGGTTACTGGTAAAATATTAACAGGAACAACTACAAAGATTCAAACTCAATTACCTACTGGAGTTACTACTTTTTGGAATGAAACAACTGATAAATTATTAGCAGTAAATAATGGTGATGCATTTACTTTGTCTTTACGGTTTAAAGCAAAAATGAATGTAGCAAGTGGCTTAGCTGATATTGATATTAATATCGGAGGTTCTTTAGGTGCAATTTCAAATGAAACTATTTTATTTTCAAAAGGTTCTGGAGTAGAGCAGAAGTTTGATATTGATATGAGTTATTTTACAGGCACAACTTTTATTGCAAATGGAGGTTCAATTGAAGTTAAGCCTGTTAATGGTGACATAAGCATTTACGATATTGTTTTAGTAATAATTAGAACGCATAAAGGAAAATGATAGCTGATATAATTACACTACTACAATCAAATCCATTTTATGGAGCGGGTAAATATACTGAGATAGCGAAAGGAAAAAACAGTTTGGATAATACATTTAAAAAAATAAAACGCACATGGCTATCGAGAAACAAATAAACATCGTTGTTAAAGAAACTGGAATTGAAAATGTTCAAAACAAAGTCAATGATTTAGATAATTCATTAAAAGGAGTTAAATCTAATAGCGACAAGCCAATAGGAGAAAGTTTTTTTGATAAGATAAAAAAAGGCGCACAAGAAGCGGGTAATTTTTTCGATAAATTAAAAGAAAAATTATTAAACTTAGGTAGTGGTAAAAAAGGAATTGATGATGCCGAAAGTTCTGTAAAAAAACTAAATAAAACTAATGAATCTGTAGTTAAATCTATGGGTGAAAGTTCAAATGCTGTCTTAGAGAATGGCGGTGCAATGGGATTGCTTAACGATGCAACAGGCGGACTTGCTATGACTGTAAAGGATGCTGTTGAAGCGTCTGTTTTGTTTACCAAAAGTCAAAAGTTAGCATCAATACAACAAGCTATTTATAGCACGGTTGTAGGTACATCAACAGGCGCAATGAAGTTATTTAGAATTGCTTTAGTTGCAACAGGGATAGGAGCTTTGGTAGTTGGTTTAGGTTTGCTAATTGCGAACTTTGACAAAGTTAAAAAAGTAGTTTTAAATGTTGTTCCGGGACTTGCAAAGGTTGGCGAGTTTGTAGAAAATTTAGTAAATGGTTTTACAGATTTTATAGGGGTTACAAGTGAAGCAGAAAGGGCGATAGCATCACTTACAGAGCAAGCTGATAAATCTTTAGCTATGAATAAAAAGTTCATGGCAGAGGATGGCGACTTAGTTAATAAATATACAAAAGCTAAAATAGACGCAAAGAATGCTTATAATGAAGCTATAAAAGAGGAGGGAGCAAATCAAAAGAAACTTGCTGAACGTTTAAATCGTGAATTATTAGCTATTGATAAAGCGCATAATGATGATTTAGCAAAAGCTAAAAAAGAAGCACAAGATAAAGAGGACGAGGCAAATAAAACAAGAACTGAAAAACAAAAAGCGGACAGATTAAAAGCACAAGAGGATGCAAAAAAAGCACAAGAGGACGAAGATAAACGAAAAGAAGAAAAGATTAAATCTGATGCTGAAAAAGCTATTGCATTAGACGAGGAAATAAAACAGGCTCAGTTAGATGTTGAGGAATTTAGTATTAAAAAAGCAGAAGAAAAAACAGAGAGAGAAGATGCTGAATCAGCAAATAAAATAGCAAGGATAATAAACGAAAGTGATGAAGAAAAAAGGCTTGCAGAAGAAAAAATAAATTTAGAAAATCAGGTTAAGGATGCAAAATTAGATATAGCAAACCAAACATTAGAGCTAATCGGAACGTTTGCTAAAAAAGGAAGTAAGTTAGCAAAAGGAGTAGCGGTAGCGCAAGCCACCATGTCAACCTATCAAGGTATTACGAATGCATTTAGCGCACCATCAACAGTACCAGAGCCTTTTGGAATGGCTTTAAGAATAGCAAACGCTTCTGTTATTGGAGCGTCAGGATTTGCAAATGTTAAGAACATATTAGCCACTAACGAATCGGGAACTGGTGGAGGTGGTCAATCGAGTGGAGTAAGTGCGCCATCGGTTAGCGCACCATCTTTCAATTTAGTACAAGGCACAGGAACAAATCAAATAGCGCAAGGATTAGCTCAACAAGGCACACCGATTAAAGCGTATGTTGTGAGTTCAGATGTAAGCACTTCGCAAAGTTTAGACAGGAATATAGTGAGTGAAGCGTCTTTAGGTTAGCAAAAATATAACAATAGTAACATAATTTAGTTTAATTATAAATAACAAAAAAATATGAAAGTAGAAGAAATAAAATTAGCGTTTGAAACTAATGTACAATTCACGCAATTAAGTGACAATGCTATTTCTTCATTAATGAATTTTTTATCGTCTGATTTGCAAAAAGCATATGATGAAAAAGATTTATTAATAAAAGCTTTAGACACTTATAATAAAAAAGTAGACGCTGTTAATTCTAAATTTAGAAGTATTGAAAAAGGTGAATATTTAAAAGCATATAATGATATAAACGTTAAAGCAAAAGAATTAGGAATACCTCATAATAATGTAAAAGGATTAGTTGAACTGGATAAAACTTATTATAGAGTTAAGGGTTTTGTTTCTGAATTAACAAAATTATAATATGAAAACCTACCAAGCTAAATACAATCCACTTACAAATAAAGGAGTTTATGGTATTTCTTTAGTTGAAAATCCAGCTATGGAGGGTTTATTTATTGCTTTATCTAAGGACGAGAAGATACAATTTAAGACCGTAGATGAGGAACAAAAAATATTAATGGGTTTAGTTTTAGAGCCTAACAAACCAATTTATCGAAATCAAAATGGTGAGGAATTTAACATAGTTTTTAATGAAGAAACTATAAAGGAGTTATCTTATGGTTTCTTTAAAAATAACAGCCATTCAAATAGCACAATTGAACACGATGTTAAACAAAATATTCAAGGTGTTACATTTACAGAAAGCTGGATAGTTGAAAACCCTACTAATGACAAAAGTAATAATTTCGGTTTTAGTTATCCTAAGGGTTCATGGGTTGCTGTTATGAAAGTTGATAGTGATGATGTTTGGAATGATTATGTAAAGACAGGCAAAGTGCAAGGATTTTCAATTGACGCAATGCTTAGTTTAGAAGAAGTAAATTTAAAAACAAATATAAATATGAGTGAACAAGCAAAAACAAACTCTTTACTTGAAAAGATTTTACTTGCTTTTAATCCTGCAAAAACCGAAATAAAATTAGGTGAAGTTATGCTAATGGATGGAAGCGTTAAAATTGAATTTGAGGGAGACGTTTTAGAAGCAGGAAAATCATGCTGGGTAACTGCTGAAGACGGTACGAAAGTTCCTGTACCAGTAGGAGAACACCCTCTTGAAGATGGGACTATCTTAGTTGTAGTAACTGAGGGGATAGTTGAAGAAATTAAACCAGCAAGCGAGCCAGCTGGAGAGCCTGCACCTGCACAAGATTTAGGCAATGAAGACGGTAAAGTTTCCAACGATGCTAAAATCGCAAGTGAAATCGAAAGCGCAATTAAATCTATTTTGATTAAATACAGCGAACAATCGAAACAAATCGAAACATTACAAACTCAAATAACTGAATTGTCAAAACAACCAGCAAGTAAGCCAATAAACGGAACGCCTGTACAAGTAGACTTTTCTAAAATGAGTGCAAAAGAGAGAATTTTTAATACAATCAATAAAAACAAAAATTAAAATATGGCTACAACTACAACAGTAACATCCAACTACGCAGGCAAAGAAGCGGGCGAGATAGTAGGACAAGCATTTAAAGAAGCGGATACAATTGCAAAAGGATTTGTAACTGTATTTCCAAACGTAAATTACAAACTTAATCTTAGAAAAATTGCCCTAACAGGTGGTAAAAGAGAATACACTTGCGGACACGTTCCTGCTGGAGCTATTACACTAAGTGAAAAAGTTTTGGAACCTAAGAAATTCAAAGACGATTTCGAAGTTTGTAAAGAAGATTTCAGAGCGCAATGGAGTGAAGATTCTATGGGAGCAAGCGCTCACAATGACAGCGCACCAAAAGATGTAATGGACGCAATTCTTGTTGAAAAATTGGCTCAAACTGCTGAGGAATTAGACGACAATATTTGGAATGGAGACGCTACAAACGCAGACGAATTTGACGGTTTCTTGAAACAATTTTTAGCTGATGCAACTGTTATCGATGTTGATTTAGATACAGTAACTGAGGCTAACGTTGAAGCGCAGATTAAACTTGCTATTAACGCTGTACCTATCGATACAAGAAGAAAAGGTTTGAAAGTTGGTGTTTCTCCAGACATCGCACAATACTATAATTTTTGGTTAATTTCAAAAGGAATTTCTAATGGATTGGGTGGTGATGCAAATACTACTTTGAAGTTTGGTAAGTACATGATTGAAGAAGTTAACGGATTACCAGCTAACACAATCGTTATTGCTGAACCTAAAAACTTAATCTTTGCAACTGGATTGTTAGCTGACCATAATGAGGTTAGAATGATTGACCAAGATGATACTTTACTTAACGGTAAAATTATTGGAACTATGGTTTACAATGCTGGAGTAGGTTACTACAACGGTGCTGAGATTGTTTGGGCAAGACCTATCGCATAGTTAAATAAGTAACAAGGGCGGTTTAGTTATCGCCCTTAATTTAAACAAATAATCATATGGCTTGTGATATTACAGCAGGTAGAGAAAAGGCTTGTAAGCAAGGTTTAGGAGGTATTGGGAAACTATATCTTTTTAACTTTGTTGAAAATCCTTTCACGGTATTAGCAGGTGTTGCAACAGCAATTAATCCACTCCTTACAACAGTCTTTGAGTATGAACTTGAAGGGGATGGAAATAATGTTGCTGAATCTTTAGTGCCAGATAGAAATAATGGCACGACAGTTAACACACAAACAAGTACTTTTGTACTTAAAAAAATCGATGCGGTTACTTCAGCTCAAATGAATATTTTAGCTTACGGTTTCCCTATGGCGGTAGTAAAAGATAGAAATGGAATATTTCACGCTATTGGAATCGATGACGGTATAGATTTTACAGTTGCTCAATCAACGGGTGGAGCAAAGGCAGACTTAAATGGTTACACTCTTACGGGCGTTTCTACGACAGGTTCGCTTTCTCCTAAATTAGACGCTACAACCGTAACAGCATTTTTGGCTTTGGTTTAATTCTTTTTTTATTTTTTATTTTAAATTAACCGCTTTTCGTAACAAAAAAGCGGTTTTTTTGTTTTTATAATATGAAGAAAGTTGACCCAAACGATACGACACATTTAATCGCAATTATACCTCGTTACTATGCTGATGGGGAAATTGATTTGTTTTTGTATAATGAATTAACGCAAGTAGAAACTATATTAACTCCTATTTATGTTACGCAAAACGGTATAATGACATTAACTTTTGATTTTAATTTTTCAGAAAATGATAAATATCAGGTTAAGATAACAGATGCAAACGGTATAATTTACAGAGATAAAATTTTTGCAACTTCTCAGATAACACAAGATTTTAAAGCAACAAACGACCTATATTTCTATGAGTAACGATATAAGATTATTACAACTAAGCAACTATGTCAGACCTAAATTAGAAGAAAATAAATCTAAAAATTGGGTTTTAAATGGTAAACAAAATTCATTTTATCAATATGTAATCGATAGGTTTAACGGTTCGCCTACTAATTCGGCAATTATAGATTCTTATTGTAATCTTATATACGGTAGCGGTTTGCGTTCAAAAAATGTAAATACAAGTGCTTGGATTAATTTTGTTTCTCTTTTTAGTTCAAAAGAATTACGTAAAATTATTTCTGACTTTGAGTTGTTTGGAGAGGCATCTATTCAGGTAATTAAATCAAAAGATAAAAAAAGTTTAGGCGCTATATATCACATACCAAAACAACAGATAGTTCCTTGCTTAGAAAATGAAGAAGGTGCAATCGAGGGTTATTGGCATTCAAAAGACTGGAGTAATCCGCAAAAATACACACCAACTTATTATCCTGCTTTTGGAACTTCAAAAGAAGATATAGAAATTTATTGTATAAAACCTTATAAAGCTGGTAAAAACTATTTTTCTGACCCTGACTATTTAAGTGCTTTGCCTTATGCCGAAATGGAGGAAGAACTTGCTAACTTTTATATTAATTCAATTAAAAAAGGTTTAAGTGCTGGATATATTATAAACATCCCTGACGGTGGTACTTATTCGCCTGAGGAAAAGGACGATTTAGAAAATAAAATAAAAGCTAAATTAACAGGCTCGCCAAATGCTATGAACTTTGTGATTAGTTTCAATGGGAGAGATGCTGAAATTACCGTAATACCTTTTCCCGTAAATGATGCTCAGCATAAACAATGGGAGTATTTAACAGGCGAAAGCAGACAGCAAATAATGACAGGTCACAAAGTTGTAAGTCCTAAATTATTTGGTATTATGTCAGAGGGCGGATTAGGCAATAACGCAAACGAATTAGACGAGGCAGAGGCTCAATTAATGAAACGTGTTATACAGCCTAAACAAAGATATATAACCGAAGCATTAGAAGAAATCCTAACGTTTTACAATATTAATTTAGACCTATATTTCGTTCCGTTAACTGAACAAAAAGCAGTACAAATGCACTCACACGACGAAAAAAAAAAGAGTGCTTTAGATGAGTTTTTAGGAATGGGTGAAGATGAAGATTTAAACGAATGGGATATTATAGATGAAAGGGAAGTCGACTATGAAGAGGAAGAAAAAATTGATTTGCAATTAGCCACAACAGGAACTGCAAACCCGAACGCAAAAAGTGCGCAAGATAGCGACATATATAAAGTAAGGTATAAATACACAGGTTCAAATAACCCACAAAGGGAATTTTGCCAAAAAATGATAAGTGCATCAAAGATATATCGAAAAGAAGATATTATAGCAATGGGCAGTAAATCGGTAAATGCGGGATGGGGTCCTGAAGGAGCAAGCACATATTCAATTTGGTTATACAAAGGCGGTGGTGATTGCCATCATAAATGGTATAGAGTAATTTATGCTAAAAAAGACAGAAGTAAAAATCCTGATGTTAACAGTCCGTTATCGGTTGAAGTTACGCCTGCTCAAACAAGAAAAGAAAATAAATTTATTCCAGAAGCAAATAATAGCTTAGTTTATAAAGAGCCAAAAGATATGCCTTACAATGGATTTTTACCAACAAATAAAAGATTTCAATAATGGCTGAATTATTATTTATCACACCACAAGAAATGACAAGCTCAACAATATTGAGTGGAAATACAGACACGGATAAATTTGTTTTTTGTATAGCAAACGTTCAGTTAACAACTATTGAACCGTTGCTTGGAAGTCAATTATATGATAAGATAATTGCTGATAAAACAGCCAATACGTTAAGTGGTTTGTATTTGGAATTATACAACGATTTTATAAAGCCAATAACAAAAAATGAATCAGTAGCTCAGTATATAGAAATAGCCTCTTATATGGTAGATAACGCAGGTATCTATAAACACACAGGTGATAAAATAGAGGTTGTAGACAAACAAGAAGTACAGTTTTTAGCTGGTAAGTATAAAAACATGGCTCAAATGTATGTTATTAGATTTAATAAGTGGATTTGTAAAAATTACTTACCAGAATATAAATGCTATCAAGATGAAGTTAACGCTATTAAAGGAATGAATTTGACAGCAGGATGGAAATTGTAAACGGATTTAATCGTAAATGTAAGGACGGAAGCTCAGGTGTTAGTAATATTTGGCTATTAAAATTCAAAAAATATAGTAGAAGTCAAATAGTTACGGATGGAAATTATTTAGTTTCTTTTCCTGAAACATTTATATACGAATTTAACAGCGTTCAGAACCCTACACCTACGGAAACAATGGAAATAAATGAGGGAGGTAAATTTTACAATCAAAGTATTTCCTTGACTTTTCCAACTTCAAGTACAAAAGATATAAACGAATTGAGTTCTTTAGAGTTCAGATTATTATTTAAAGATAACAACGGTAAATATAGAATTTTCGGATTATATAATGGTTTAAATTCTGGAAATGTAACTTATACAACAGGCTCAGGAAAAAGCGATTTAAACGGTATTAAAATAGATTTTCAAGGTAAAGAAGAAAATAGTGCTTATTTTATAAGCGACTTAAATAGCGCAGGATTTATAGACATGGGAACGGAAGAACCTTTCTTTTTCTTATATCAAAATGGCGACAGAATTTTATTTCAAGATGGTACTTTCTTTTTAAATTAAAAAAAATATGGCAAACGCAAGATTAACAGACAAACCAGAGTTAACGACTCCAGATGATAATGACTTTTTGTATATAATTGATATTTCTGATACAACTGAAAGCGCACAAGGTACAAGCAAAAAGATACGTAAAAGTAATATAACGCCTATTATATCAGGTAAAGAAGATGTTTCAAATAAACAAAACTCACTTGCTATTGATGGCACTGGTACTAAGTACCCAACAGTTGATGCGGTTAATGCAATTGATTTACAGAAAGTTATAGATACAGGTGGATTTGGTTCTTTTAATGTAGATGGAAAATCGCAAGAAATTTATTTTTTAAACGACGGAGAATTGTCTAATACGGCTTTTGCATTTTCTTCCGATTGGATAGACAACGGAAACGGAATGTTAGCTATAGACAACAACAGTTGCGTGATGTCGCAAGCCGACTATGTTTCTCAGAAAACAGGCCATTTTAGTGTAAACTCAGGAGTTGCAGAAATTATGCAAATATCTTTTGCGCTTCATACAAAAGTTAAATTTGAAACACCTACATTAAATTCAACGCTAAACTTTCCTGCAAAAACAGTAGCTGGAGTTTACACTTTAGCTACTACGGACGAAACGGTTAATTTAACAGGTGACCAAACAATTAATGGCAGTAAAACATTTGAAATAGGGAATGAAGTATCCGCTGTAATAATAAATGGAGATACATCGTCTACTGGTTATGCTTTACAAATAAAAGATAATAACTCTATTACTGGATTGATTAATAAAGGAGGCACTTTTTTTGGTAGCGCATTCATAAAAACAGGAGGCACTTCTACACAAGCATTAATGGCTAACGGTAGTGCTGTTCAATTAGTAACCCAAACAATAACCAACGGAGTAACTGATAAGTCGCCGAGTGAAGATGCTGTTTTTGATGCTTTAGCTTTGAAAGCAAATACATCTTCTCCTACATTTACTGGATTAAGTACATTTGTCGGAAATATTGGATCGGTTAATTCTTTTGAAATTAGAAACGGGAATGCTAACGGTTCACTTCTAATCGGAGCGGACGTTAATTCAAATATAAAAACTAATGCTGTAAGAAAGATAGCAAGGATAACAACCCCATCTTTTTCGGATGTTACAAAAAACCATCAAATTTTTGCTGCTGATTTTGATGAAATTTCTACTTCAAAAATATATTTTGGAGGAACAAATGGAAGTACTCAATTAGGATGTACAGAAATAAATTTTGTGACGGTAACTACTAACGGAGATACAGGAGGAAATACCGCTATGCAGGTAAGAAATACTGGTAACGTATTGATAGGAACGACGGTTGACTCTGGAAATAAGTTAAAAGTAAATGGGGATATATTATCTACTCAATATAAACTTTCTGCTTTAAATACAGCACCAACAAGCGCAACAGCTACAGGTACTTTAGGAGAAGTTAGAATAACAGCTACATATATATATGTATGTACAGCGACTAATACATGGGTTAGAACAGCATTAACAACTTGGTAAATTAAATAAAATATGATAGAAATAAAAACGATTAAATTAGGATTACCTCAAAAAGATGGTGTTAAATTATTGGCAAGAATTCTGCCTTTTGAAACAAACTCAAAAAATTGCTCAACTTATTATGAAGTTCAAAGTGAAGATGGAGATGTTTTAGTAAATGGGAATTATCAATTAACAGAAGATGAATTTTCATTATGGGGTGAAGAAATGGAATATATTGAAAACTTATTGTTAAATTATTTAAAATTAGAAAGATTATGAAAAATTTGATAATCCATACTTCGACTTTGAAACAAAAGAATTTTATAATAAACTTTAAATAAATTAAATATGAAAAATTGGAAAACATCATTATTCGGAACAGTAGCCAGTATATCAGGTACTTTAGCAACAATTGAAACGCCTTATAAAGATTATTTTATTGCTTTAGCTGCAATATGCGCAGCGTTATTCGCTTTATTTAGTCAAGACAGTAAAAAAGAGGTTAAATAGAATAATTACGCATAATTGCCCCTATTATGACAAACAAAATATTAGAAGAAAAAGTCGATAGATTAGAAAGCCACTTTAAAGTTTATAAGTCAGACATGACAGACGTTAAGGAAGTTACAAGAGATATTAGAAATCTATTAACTGGCACTGAATTAACAGGTAAAAAAGGAGTAGTTCACTTATTGGAACGACTTGAAAGTAAAGTTGATGATTTAGAAGCTAAACAGATGTTAATCGATGATAATATGAATAATGTTAAGTTTGTTGCAAAAGGGGTAATTACTGCCGTGATAGGCTTTTTTATATGGTTATTTCAAAGTAAATAAAATGAAACTACAAACAAAATATAAAACTTTATTTGAAAAATATGGACTTAATACTCGGTTAAGAATCGCACATTTTATGGCTCAAATTGAACATGAAAGCGGATTAAAGCCAGTTAGCGAGAATCTAAATTATTCAACAAGCGGATTAATGGATATATTTGAAAAATATTTTCCTGTTTCTGATATTGCTTTTATATACGCAAGACAGCCAGAAAAAATAGCAAATCGAGTTTACGCCAATCGTATGGGTAACGGAGACGAAATAAGCGGAGACGGTTGGAAATATAGAGGGCGTGGATTTATTCAGATAACAGGTAAAGAAAACTATTTCAGATTAGCAAATGATACTGATTTAGATTGCTTAAATAATCCAGATTTATTATTAGAAGAAGCAAACGCAATAATTAGTGCTTTATGGTTTTGGAATTTAAAAGGCTTAAATAAATTAGCTGATAAAAATGATATTATAGGAATAACTAAAAAAATTAACGGTGGTTTAAATGGTATTGAACATCGAAAAGAATTACTTAAAAAATATCTTTCATGAAATACTTAATCATTATACTATTATTCATTTCATGCTCAACAACACGTGATGTTAAGCTAAATAAAAGCACATTTGAATCAGGAACTATAACTACTAATAACGATGTGATATTAAAACAAGAAACTATCTTAAATGATATATTCACTATTAAACCGTTTGATAATAACAAATCGATGTTTCTAAACGGTAAAGAATATAAAAATGTTATAATTACAAAAGATAAAAGCAAACATAATATACTAAAAAAAACGATTTATAATAGGCAAACAATCACTAAAACAATTGAGATAACAAAGAGTAAAGAAACAAAAAAAACAGACTATACAAGCCTGTTTTTTATATTGTGTTTATTTGTGTTTTTATGGTTTTATTTGCCAAAGTTTAGGTCACATAGATGACTTATTCATCTATAAGAACTTCTCCAGCTCGTAATTTGTTATATTTGTCAATTCTTTCATTTATAATATCAAAGTACTTTTGCTCATTTTCAATCAAAATATAGTTTCTGTTTGTATTTATGCAAGCAATTCCTGTTGTGCCACTTCCCGCACAATTATCTAAAACCGTTTCTTCCTCTTTTTGTGTAAGTTTTTATAAGGTATTCAAATAAAGTAACAGGTTTTTGTGTTGGATGCAATTTATTCTTTTGATTCGCATTGCTAAATTCAATAATTGATTTTGGATATTTAAAGTCTGTTTCGTAATTTATTGAAAGTGTATTTTTTCTCGCATAAATATCACTGTCTTTTTCTTTTTTATAAGACCTTGTTTTCAATCTTTTCTCTAATATTGGATAGTAAGCCATATTATTTTTACTTCCATTTGCTGTATTTGCTTTTGAAAATATTAAAACATCTTCATGAGATTGCATAGGTTTTAATTTTGCAGTTAAGAAATTACCAGGCTTTACTTTATTCCAAATAACTGAGTATTTAAACATTTTCTTATTGTTATAAATTAACTCAGTGGTAAATGGTTGCATAGCCGTTAATACGATTGCGCCATTTGGCTTTATAATCCTTTCGTATTGTGACCACAACTCATTAAAAGGAATAATACTATCCCATTTTAAACCTGTCACATTGTAGGGTAAATCACAAAGTATCATGTCAATACTTCCATCTGTAATATTTTTCATTATTTCAAGACAATCTCCTTTAATTACTTTATTTCGTTCCATATTTTTACCATATTTTTCCATTTAAGAGCTTCTTTATTTATTTTTACCTCGCCTCTTAATAAATGATATATAAATTCTACTATAATTGCTATTAAAAATATAATTACAAAACCTACTATAATTAAGCTAAATATTACTTTACCTTCCATAATTTCTATTTTATTTTTACATTAATTACAAATCCATCTTTTACAATAGTATAACTATTGACATTCAATTCTTTTGCGAGTTCGATACTCTTTTCAAGCGTTTTAATTACTTTTTTCATAATTATAATACATTTATAGCGGTTAGTATATAGTTACCAGAAATACTACGATAAATACTCATAGTTTCTTATCGCATTCTTTGCATACTAAATAAGTCGATGTGTCTAATTCTCTATTTGCGTCACATTCACAAAACTCATTTTCAGCAACACTCGATTCATTGTATTTAACTATGTATTCTTTGCAATCATTTAGGTATTTAATCAATGAATCTAATTCATTTAAATCAAGACCTCCATCTAATTGCTTTTCACCTATAATAATCTGAACTGCCATTTCTCTTATTGGTCTATAAGGATTAAGTTCGTTTGAGCCTATCACGAATATTTCTAAATCAACACTGTTTTCTAAATTGATTCTGTAAATTTGATTTTCCATTTTTATATTTGTTTTTAAATTATTTATTGTTAGTTGCCGTACTTCTGGTAACAGCGGTTACATTTCAGCAGCCGAAACTTTGTTTGTCCATAGGCTGCCGAAACTGTAGCCGCAAGCGTTAGGCACAATGCTATTCGACCTCAGACAAAATCTGGTCAATAACTTCATCAACTTGCTTCCCGTTTCCTAAATTATCTTCCAACATTGACTTAAAAAATATCTTGTAAACTTCATCTGTCAATATTGTTTCGGTTGTTACTTCTGGATAACCAAACTCTTTTAAGTTCTTTACACCAGATGTTAATAAATGTTCTCTAATTTGTTTGTTTGTCATTTTATTTGAGTTTATGAGAAGCACCGCGCCCAACAGCACATAGGTAATGGTTACAAAAAACTTCTCGGTTAATAATTTAATTCATCTTAGGCAACCATCACATATCTGCAAAACATTATACCATATTTTAATTTCAACAAATATACAACATATAAGTATATAATTCACAAACTAAGCTAATTTAGAATTATTATAAATATCAACAAAATGTTGTATTATTCAAATTTAGTTGTATATTTGTCAAACAATTTAAAACAAAGAAATTATGAAAACGGTAAAATTATATTTTGGTTCTGACACTTACGGAGTTAATTATGAATTGGCTATTTTAGAAGGTAAATACTACCACAGAAATATAGTGTTTAATGGTTATGGGAAAGTATGGGGAAAGTGGGAAGTAGTTAATGATTTTAGCGGAAATTTTTATACTGACCAATATGGTGAAGATAAATTGAAATGGGGATGGGGAATGGATGCTATTTTGTTGGGAGATTGTAAACGTAAAATTTAAAATTAAATATCATGAAAAATTATGCAATAGAATTATTAGAAAAAGAAATTTATCTAATAGAAAAATGTTTAAACGAATGGGAATTGAATAAATATCCTGAAGCTAAAACTGAAAGAGAATTAAAATTAAGTCAATTAAAATTTGCCTTAACAGCGGTTTTATTAAAATTAAATCAATTTGAATATTTAACAAATAAACCATGAGCAACACAGAAAAATTTTACAACTGGATGAAAAGAATTAATAACGTTTACTTAAATGATAATGACCGTATGGTACGTGCATTTCATAAAGTAGCTAATAATTAAGATTATGGAAGTAAAAAAATTAACCACAAAAGAGTTTGGTGATTTAGCCCAATTATGTTTTGGCGGAAATCATAAAAAAGAAATTATTAAAAATACAAAAAAAATGGAAGAAAATAAAAACGAAAAATTATCATTTCCTAATGCCATAGGAATGACTTTAAGAGATTATTTTGCTAATTCAGCAATGATGGCGAGTTTTTCTAATCCAGAATTATTAGAAGTTGTTTCAGTTAAAGAAATTAAAGACGGAAGCGCTTATGATGCGGTAGCGATATCTTCTTATAATATAGCCGATGCAATGCTAAAACAACGTGAATTATGAAACTAAACGCACACACATTTGATTTACAAGGTATAAGCTTAACCGCTTATTATACGGTTAGCGGTAAGTACTACCCAGCGACACAATACGAACCAGAGGAATTCCCTGATGTTGAAGTACACAAAATAACATTAGAAGATAATCCAGTTGATATTCAAGAATTACTACATAGTTACGAGGAAGAAATCTATAAAATATTAAACGATGAGCAAAGAGGATAAAAATAAAGAATTATTAGCTTATTGCATTTTATTAGCCGAGCAAGGCGAAAACACATTATTATTAAATAAATTAAAAGAAATAGAATTATGAAAACAGACTGGAGAAAATACAGAAAATCAACACACCTTGCAAGTGCTGACTTAGACGCAATGGAAACGGATGGATTACCTTTAATATTCACGATTAAAAACGTGAAATACGAAATAGGTGTAGATGTCTCAGGAACTAAACAAGACGGCATATTTTGTTACTTTATTGAAGCGGTTAAACCTTTAAAGTTAAATTCAACTAATAATAAAATATTATCTGGTTTTGCTAAACAAGACGGATTGATAGGTAAGGAATGCCATGTGATAGAAAATTGGGCGGGTATGAAGTTAGAGTTATATGTTGATAGAAATGTTAAAATGATGGGTGCTATAACGGACGGAATTAGAATAAAACCAATACGACCAAAAGAAAAAGTAAAACCTAATTTTACAGAAGATAAGTTTGAAAGCGCAAAAAAAGCAAATGCAACTATTGAACAAATAGAAAAAAATTATATACTAACCGAAGAAATTAAAACAAAATGGAACAATTACAACGTATAGACGAATGGTATAACGAGCGTTTAGGTAAGTTTACAGCTTCGGAAATTTATAAATTAATGGGTATTAAAGGACTCGGTGAGACTGGTAAAACTTATGCCTTTGAAAAAGCTATTGAAGAACTTTTCGGAACGTTAGAAGAAAATTTTGTTTCTTATGACATGGAGAGAGGCATTGAATTAGAACCTTTAGCATTCAATAAATTTAAAGAATTGAAATCTTTAGATTTTATAGAAGTTTCAAAGTGTGGATTTATTGAATTAGGAGAAAATGCAGGGGCAAGTCCTGACGGTTTGGTAGGCGAAAATGCTATTTTAGAAATTAAATGCCCAAGACCAAACACTTTTTTTAAGTTGGTTGCTGATGGCGAAATCGATAAAAAATACTATTATCAAATGCAAATGCAAATGATGGCTACTAATAGAATTAAGGCACATTTCTTCAATTATATTGTTTTCGAGGGTATAGAATACTGGCATGAAATAATTATTAACCGTGACGAATCTATTTGTGATTTAATTTGGGATAGAATTATAGAATCAGAAGAAATTAAAAAAGAGTATATAAACAAAATTAATAATAATAAACAATTTTAAATTAATTTATCATATTATACACGGATAAATCACTATCTTTACTAAAAAAATGGAAGAAATTTGGAAAGAAGTATCTGGATATAATGGAATATATTTTGTATCAGAAAGCGGAAGTGTAAAAAGCATAGACCACTTTTTAAAAAATAGAATAGGTTCTGGAAAGCAAACTGGAAGAACTCTTAAGTTACAAAAATGCAGAAAATGTTATTTAAGAGTTTCTTTAAGTTTAAATAAAAAAAGATTACAAATTGGAGTGCATAGATTAGTCGCTTTAGCATTTATTAAAAATCCAGAAAATAAACCACAAGTGAATCATATTGATGG